TAACTACGATTTGGAGTGTGGAGATATTTATTATAATAATAAAAAGGTAGGTGTTTTCGAATTAGAAAGCGATAGTGCTTTAGGAAGTTATTACCACATTACATTAAACAATGGTAAACAATTTCACGACCACTATCATGACAATAATGATATCGTAGGTGAATTACTTTATCCTACTACTTAATTATAATATTTACAACAAACATTTAATCGCTATATTAGGATAAATATGGCGATAACTATTGACCAAATCCATCAGACTAACGAAGCTACTTTATCCTCAATGGAAAAGAAGTTCTGTGAGGGTATAGCTAGTGGAAAAGGTAAGAGACAAGCGGCTGTTGACGCAGGTTATAGTGAAACTTCAGCTCACGTTCAAGCTGCACGCAACTTAAAGAAAGATAAAATTATCCAGTATATTGATAGATTGCGTGGTGATGCTAGGCGCTTGACCAGTGAATCTGTGTCAAAAGAGGTTGAAAGACTTGATAAAGTGTATGTTGATGCTTGCAACAAGAAACAATATACAGCAGCAGTCAATGCGATAAGGTTGAAGTCTCAGCTGTTGGGGTTTTTGGTGGAGAAAAAAGAAGTACAACACTCAACCCTTGACACTATGAATGATGACGACCTGGCCAAGTATCTTGATCAAATCAAAACCGATCACGATTTAAACTAACAACATTCCGCAGCCTTCCTTGATCATTGACTAAAGCTGAACCTTCTTGATCCTTGGTGCTAGGGAACAGGGCTGATCCGCAAGGATCACGTAAAATAAAAAAAATGAATGAAAGAGCTTTTTCCTCAAAAACAGAAATATAATAAAAATAAAATAAAAACGTATAACGATGACGAATAATAAATATTAATAAAATTAATATTAATTTAAAAAGAAAGTTATTTATATGATAATATATTATTTACGTTATTTAATCGCTTATATATTTTTAATTAAGATACTTTTATTACTTATTTATATATAGAACGAAACGAGAACATTCAGTTTAGAATTATTCTAAACTAAAAGAATTTTTTTATTTACTTTTTAAAAAATTTTTTTTAATATTCGTTAATTCTTTTAATTATATTTTCTAATAAATAGAAATCTTAAAAGATAAGAAAGCGAGAAAAAATGAAAGTAGTAAAAAATAAAATAGTCGAAAATAAAGTAGCTTTAAGTTTTCGAGAATACGAAAATAAAAAAGTTTTATTTAGATTATTTAATACTAAAAGAGAAAAATCTAAATCTTTTAATATTTACGAAAAAGCGAAATTATCGACTACGATAAAAGACGCTTTTAATAACGATTATAGAAAAGTCGATATAGAATACGATACGACTAAAAATAATCGATTTAAAAAAGTAAATTTATTAATCGATTTAAATTCGTATTTAGACGTTAAGAAAAAAAATCTTTATTTAGATTTAATTAACTCTAATAAAGAGTTTATTAAAAAAAATAAAGTTAGTAATTCGATTATCGAAAATTTAAATTTTTTCGAAAAAAGAATTAACGAATTAAAATAGTCTAATCTAAATTTTTAAAGAGAGCGTAATTAATTTTACGCTCTCTTTTTTTTTATTCTTTTTTTTCTCTTTTATTTTTTCTCTTTTTAAAAATCGTATTAAGTTTAATTTAAAAAAATCGTATAAAGTTTAACGCTAGTTATAGTCTAGTAATAGGTAAGGGTATAGATAGAGTGTAGAATGACTTATATGTGTATAAATTTTGTAGAAAAAAATTTTTTTTTGTTTTAATACTGTACAATGTCATTTTTAAATAGTAGCATTCCGCCAATATATTGTAAAATTCGTAAGGAGTATTTATATGATTTACAAAAACATCATGGAGAAAGCGAAGACTGTGTTATCTTCGGTCTCACAAGTATTCAAGGTCGTGGTATCTTGTTTAATATCATGTTGGAAAATGGTGCGTGCTTTTGGCGCTTGCCAATTGCTGCCTTCTTTTCTTCGAAGATGGAAAGATCCAAAGTGCCCGATATGCCAAACGACTTACTTGAGCTGTGGAATTGCTTTGATTATCATCATAGCGTTAATCATTTTTCTTTTTTATTAGGACAACGAGCTAAATATTTTGGTAAAGATAAAAAACTTTATACAGGTGAGTATCTGTTTACTGTTGACTGGTGTCACCCTGACCCCAATTTACTTGACACAGATCATTCTGAAATTCCTCAGGAACATAAGTGCGCTCATATATTGGAGCTTGACAATGGTAATTACGCTGCTCAACCTAATAACAGAATACTATGGAATGTTAATTCGTTCACTACGAGAAACGAAGTACCCGACTACAAAGTCCAGACAAATGACTGGAATGTCGAAAACAAAGATTGGGTAACAGAAGATACAGATAAATTTTTCTACGAAATAGAAGAAAAGAAATTTACAGATGATTAGAATCATTATAATGTAAATGTTCTTAGGTGTTGCTTAATGTACACATTCTGTGTAGCTAAGCAGGGAGAGATGGCGGGTACTTTTTTGTTTTTATGTTCTACCTATATGTATATAGGTAGACTATGAACATATCAATATTGCTTCCTACAAGAAAAAGATTACCATTATTAAAACGTGCTGTAGAATCATTGATCAACAATGCAAGAGAACCTGAGAAGTTACAATTTCTTTTTGCTGTTGATAAAGATGATTTAGAAACATTTCAATATTTAAAAAACAGTAAATATCCAAATCAAATAGCATTACAGTTTAATCCTATAGGCTATGAAAACTTACATAAGTATAACAATACTTTGGCTGGCTATGCAAATGGAAAATGGATAATGTTTTTCAATGACGATGCTATAATGAAAACTAAAAATTGGGACGAAAAAATTATGGATTTTGAAGATGAGTTTTGTCTTTTACGTTTTAGAGAACAAACAAATCATCCGTATAGTATCTTTCCCTGCTTTCCACATGCGTGGTTTTATTTATTAGATCACATTAGTCTTCATGGTCAAAATGATGCATGGCTCTCTGAGATAGCTTATTTACTCAATATAATGCGGGAAGTTGATATCGAAGTTGAACATGATAGAGCAGATATTACAGGAAATAATAATGATGAAACTTTCAGAGCTAGAGTTTATAATGAAGGTAATCCTAGTAAGATAGGAGACTTGCATCACGAACAGATGATCAAGTTAAGATATAAAGATGCTTTAAAAATAAATTGGTATCTAGGTTTAATTAAACAACCTAATAGTTATATTACAGATAATCTAAAAAACAAAACAGATCCATTTATTTTACTTAAAGAAAAATTTGCTGTATATAGAAAACAAGGAGCAGTAGGCGCCGGGAAACAAGATGCAAGAATCACAGATCAAAGAGAAATTAAAGTCAGCTATTCAAATCTACCAAGAGACAAGGGATAAAAGAGCTGGAGAAGTAGTTACTCATTTAACTAATTTACTTTCAACATATAAAGCTAGAAAAAGTTTATTAAGTTATGCTAAACATATGTACCCGGGATACAAGGACCCTGCGCACATACAGCTAATTGCCAAAAATCTAGAGAAGCTTGAATCAGGTGAAATTAAAAGACTGGCGGTCTTTATGCCACCAAGACATGGTAAATCTATGTTATGCTCAGAATTTTTTCCAGCATGGTATCTAGGAAATAATCCAAACGAATTTGTAATTCAATCTACTTATGCTCAAGAACTTGCTGATGACTTTGGTCGTAAAGTTCGTAACCAAGTTCAAGGAGAAGATTTTAATAAAGTCTTTCCACAAGTTGCTTTAAGATCAGACAGTACATCAGCTAAACGATTTCATACGATACACGGCGGAACTTATTCTGCTGTTGGTGCAGGTGGAGCTATTACTGGTAGAGGTGCACATTTATTAATTATAGATGACCCGATAAAAGGTAGAGAAGATGCTGAGTCAGAAGTTCAAAGAAGAAATCTTTTAGAGTGGTATAAGTCTGTAGCTTACACTAGACTTCAACCAGGCGGTAAAATTATTGTAATACAAACTAGATGGCACCAGGACGACTTAGCTGGTTACATTTTAAATGAATCGGGAGAAGACTGGAAAGTTTTGGATCTACCTGCAATTGATGATAAAGGAAATGCATTATGGCCTGAAGCTTATAGTAAATCTGATTTAGAAAAAATTCAAAATACAGTAGGAGAACGTGTATGGCAAGCTCTTTATCAACAAAGACCTAGTAATGAAGAAGGAAGTATTATTAAGAGAGATTGGTGGAATATCTATGAGAAAGAAAAAATACCTACACTAGGTTATATTGTACAGTCTTACGATACTGCTTTTAGTACAAAATCTTCTGCTGACTTTTCTGCTTGTACAACATGGGGCGTCTTTACAGCGAGAGATGAAAATAATGTTCCTTATGCTGCATGCATATTATTAGATGCTTGGAAAGAAAGATTAGAATATCCAGATTTAAGAAAACGAGCACAAGATAGTTATTATGAATGGATGCCCGATCAAGTATTAATTGAAAAACGAGCTTCTGGTCAATCTCTAATACAAGATTTAAGACGTTCTGGTGTTCCTATTGTAACTTATACACCAGAAAGAGATAAAGTTTCAAGAACACATAGTGTAGCTTCAATGTTTGAAGGCGGTTTAGTGTTTACAATGAAAGAAGAATGGACTAAGGATGTTATAGAAGAATGTGCACAATTTCCATATGGAAAGCATGACGATATTCATGATACATGTGTTCAAGCTTTAATGAGGATTCGAGATGGATTTTTAGTATTACATCCAGACGATCCAGAGGACGATGATAATGAAACAAGAAAACAATTGCGCAAAGAC